CATTATCACGGTAAAATCCGTGTGCATCTGCCAGGTAATCAGGGAACTTTTTAAATAAGCCAAACTGTTCAGGAATAACATCACCTAACTTGATTTTATTGCCTTGAGCGTTCACGTCATAAATCGAGCGTGACTCACCGCTTTTGTCGGTGCCGGTCTTGCTGTTCAAATTGTGCATCATACGCATGGTATATAAGAAAGTTGCGACCATAGCGATAATCACAAAGGCGAACATTACAACCGTTCCCTCCGGTTCGAGAATAAATTTAATTTCATGATTTTTTTCTTCAGATAAAAAATATTTTTTCCATTCAGCGAAAGGTACAACCGAACCATCGACAATTACAGTGATAGATTTTTCTGTGAGATGTGGAGTTTGCGCAAGTTCCGAAACTAAATCATAGACACTAATATTTGATTTAATTTCAGTATATTCTTCTTCAATTATGAAATCTAAATCGTGTCTAGGTGCGACTATTACGTGTAATTTCATAGAATTTTAAACTCCATAAACTGTAAATTCTTTTAATTGTGCCAATACTCTGTAATACAGCACCGTTTTTGTTGATATGCAGAATTTTATTATTTATCACTATTCCGCAGTGCGCTAAAAAATTATTTTTTGTGTAAAATCCGCATAGGTAAATTTTATCACGTTCTAAATTTATTTCTGTGACTTCTGCATATTTTACAATTTTTTTAAAATTTTTTTCGCCTTCCGGTGCTTGTGAAATATCGGTGATACTCTGTTCCAATGGCAGATTTATTTTTAACTCATTTTTAAAAAATTCCAAGACTAAACCGTAACAGTCCACATCTGGCAGAGTTCTACCACCTTGTTTATATCGTGCCAGGAGATATTTATCTATGCTAATTTGACACATAGATTATCCCCGGTGCATTTTCAGCAGTATATCTTTTCTGTGGAAATTCAGTATTTACTAAATCTGCAAAACTAGCGGTAAAGTTTGCAGCAGAACCGGAGAAATTAACTGAATTTATAACCATTTCAATTTCAAATTCTTTCTGTAATGTAGTAGGGTGCCATTGTGCAAGTGTGACAAAGTTCAAATTTTTATGGTCATTCCGTGTAATGCGTGAAAGATATTGTAAAATCTCACGATTTACATCACCGATGGAGAATGTTAAATCTTGAAAAGTATTGTCTGACCTTTCAGGCAGTGCCGCACTGAAACAGCTTGCAGTGTAAATCTCACCGTCTAAAGTTATATCATTTTGTGACAGTGCATAGCGTAAAATTTTATTTTCAACTGCGGCGGCACTCCACGGCTGACCGTTGTATTTATAGCCTAAAGTTAAATTGAATGTGAGTGTGGTAATGGGGAATTTATCGCCGCTCGCCCATAATGCTTTGAGTGTTTGAAGTGCCATACATTATTCCCTCACATCTAAAGTGAAACTAACTTTATATACAAAGTTTGAAGTGTTACGGAACTGCAAATCTTTTTTAATTTGGCCGTTCTTTATGCGTACAGTTCGAGTATTCACAGTATCAGAATTATCTAGTGGTAGATTCATTGTGAACCAATCCGAGCCATAATTCAAACCTTTGTAGAAGTTCCAGAAGTCTACCCACTGTGAACCTGTAAGCATAAGAACGCATGATACTGAAAAATCACTAGCGTTGTATGGCATAGTTCTTTGTCTAGCACTGCCATCTGTGAAAGTAGTTCTTATCAGTGCCGGTTTATAATCAGCACTGTATGATTCTTGCAGTGGTTGCGGTAATGTTCCAGGATAACTTAATATACTCATTTAATACCCCACTCTTTTAAGGCCGTAAGTCGATTCTAGTACACTAGCAGTATCACCGCCGGACCTAATATTTGCCACAAATATATCAATCATTTGCTGGTCATCACGTTCAGACTGCTGAACAGTTCCGGCTTTTTCTCTATCTTCGATTAGATTAACTGTGATGGCATTTTGTCGTAACATTTCAGCCGTGTCTTTTCTTCCGGTAACTGTTGCCGGACCCTTTATCAGTTCCGGTCCGATTTCACCCACTAAACCGACTGCGCCACTTGGAATATATCCACCCTTATCGTATGCACCGCTATAATTGATAGATTTAATCTGTCCGACTAACGCTAAACCTTGCGCCAGAACTCCGGCCCATGCAATCAAATTCTGCGGATATGGAGCCGCCATCGCATTTGCAGCACCTTGATATATTGATAGTATGGAACTAGCCACGGCAAAACTTTTCTGCAGTGCGAACAGTGTTCTATACATTCCCGAATTTTTTTCAAAACCTTGCGCTATGTTTCCGATATAACCACCAATGGCAGAACTTGCTTGCGCATATACTCCGGTTATTTGAGTAGCGGTCAATCTTGACTTTTCAAAATTTCCGGTTAAAACATTATCCCAAGTCAAACCGTACTTTTGCAGTTTATCCGTAAAAGCATCTAACGGTGTTGATTCGCTCCAATCACGCTCAGTTTCACGCAGTCTATCAATCTGCTCTTTTCTTTTTTCTGCTTCACGCTCATAGTGTTCGCTATATAACTCTGACAGTTTATCGAGGTGCAGTTGTGTGAGTTCTTGCTCTGTGGCTCTGTACTGCTCTTGCGTGATTGCACTCTGCTCCAATGCTGTTTTTAAAACAGTCATTCTGTCAGCGTATGTAGTGTTCTCTTGCTCAATAGCGTCTAGGGTATTGAACTTTAACCGCTGAATTTCTGCGTTTAAATTCTCATAGGCTTTTCTTGCTTTGTCTGTTTCTTCTGCCAGCTTTCTTGCGGCAGAACTTGCGGCGGTACTTCCAGAAGTTCCGGCTCCCGACATTTTGAAAATATCGTCATAATTTAAAGATTTTGTTTTAAGTGAGTTTTGCAGATTTATTCTTGTTTGAATTAAATCATCGTATGCTTTTTTACGCTCATCATTATTCTTTTTTTCAATATCTGCAAGCCGTTTCTGAAACGCATCTTCTGATGCAAGTTCAAGATCTTTCATTTGTTTATTTGCATCTGTTACACGCTTTCTTTCAGACATATAATAGTCTAGTAACGGATGGCCTTTTGGCAGTTGCAGAATAGCTGAAAGGTCAACCTTTCCACTTTTCTTTACCAGTGCAGTATTCTCCAGCCCCAATTCTTTAATTTTGGACAGCATTCTAACTGACAAATCGGCTTGGTTCATCACTTCATATGTAGTGCCGTGTGTGGCTTCTGCAATTATTACCCCAGCACGTTCAGCATATTCCTTTAACTGCTCCCACCAAGTATTTAATAAGCTGGCTAAATCTCCCAAACCTAGACGCACAAAATCAAACCAGCCCTCAAAATATCCGATCTGTGCTTTACACGTCTTAGAGCCGGTATCCGATAAATTTTCAAAAAAATCTGCGAACGGTTGCCATAAATTTAATAAGCCATTGGCAATAGTGGAAAATGCGCCCTTGAAGGCTCTGACAATTCCACCTAGCGCTTGCTGTACTTCTGCGGATTTCAACCATGCTGTAAAGCTGTCTAATGCTCTTGACGCTGTATAGATACTGTCTGCAATCTCTCTACCAACATCTCCGGTTGCGATGGCAGTCCACATATCAGACCATGCATCAGATAGGTTCTTTGTGGCTCCGGTCATTCCTCGCATTTGGAAATTTAGCGTTTCAGCAAAATTATTTTTTGAAATATCCGAAATATACTTCATTATGGATTCAGAAGTATTATCAATTACGGACTTCTGACCCTTATATGATACTTCAATTTGATCACCGGTAGCTTTTGCAACAATACCAAGCTGTTTTAAGGCTTTCACTTGACCGAGTGCTGCACTTGTAACAACTTGCGATACACTAGCTAGAGTGTTATTAGTTCCAACGGCAATCGCTGACAACGCTTTGATGTTTTCTTCTGTCGGAACAATACCGCTCTTATTCAGATTGACAGCGGCCGCTGTTATATCATCGAACTGTTGTGGAATTTTTCGACTTAAATTATTTAGGTCATTGAATAAGATTTTTGCATCTTCAATATTTCCTGTAATCGCTGAAAGGCTTGAAACCTTACTCTCATAGTCTTTCAGTGAACTTACAATTTTATTGAATGATGCAACGGCAGAAAAGGCCCCCGCCAATCCGGCGGCCATTCCTTTGAATGAATTTTTTATGGAATTAGCACAACTTGCAGATTGAGTTTTTAGAGTGTTTAAGGATTTTGTGTATTTTTCAGTGTTCAGTCCTAACACTGTGCCAGCGTAGTTTACTGTCTTAGCCATTTTTTATTTTTCCCCTAAAAAAATTTTTTATCTCATCGGCAGTCGTGTTTTTTTCTGAATTATTTTTTTCTTCCTCGTTTTCTGCTTGTAGAATTTCCAGCCAAATATCAATCTCTTTGGCCGGAAATTCCAACAGCACAGTTATAGGAACCCCGATTTCCCTTGCTACTCTTGCAATTAATCTGCCGTATCGACATCGGAAATTTTTTTTTCAGATTCAGACATGGTTAAAAGTTTGGTGTTTTCTTCTAACAGCTTTTGCAGTAAATCGTTAGGTAAATCACACAATAAACTGTAATTTTCGTCTTTTTCTGTCCTATTTCCCTCACTGTCACACAGTGCCATATTTAACGCAAATAATAATTTTTCATCTTCTGACGCATTTTTTAAATCATTTTCGAAAATGAAGTAAAGGTGCATTTTTTCTCCGGCATTTAACTCCCTCAAAAAAATTTTTGTATCAATTTCAGAAAAATCTTTTGCGTTCACTTCCACAATTTTAAGTTTATTTGTGGCTCTGTATTTATTGATCAACTCAGCATACATTTTTATTTTCTCCGTGTGTTATGACGCATCAGTAAAAGCCACATCGCCATTAATTCTCATAGAGATTTTAGCTTTCACTCCATCTTCATTTGAACCACCTACAAGGGCATAACCGGAAATTGCGGCTTGGAATTTGGCGGTGTCACCGTTCTTCCACTGTACTTTTACCCAAATGTTAGATCCGGCTTCTGCAGCAGTCTTTAAAGCGGCTTGGTTTGTATCTCCGGCATACTTGTAATAAGTAACTTCCATTTCGGCAGTATCTTTCATACCAGCCATATATCTCTTGGTAGTATCTGCAAGTGTGGTCTGCTCTACAAATGCACCGGAATTACCAATATCGCCAATCTCAGTGATACCGTTCCACGGTGACCATGTACCGGAGTTTGAGTCCGGATCTGCTGTTGCGGTGGAATAGCCAACAAGCATACCAGCAATTAGAGTAGCGTTCTGCGGTGTATATGAAAAAATTGGTGTTACAGCCATTTTTTTATCTCCTATAGATATTAACGTCAATATTTACTTTTCACTGTTTCATTATAATTCGTTTCCAAGTCTTCAGCTATTGCTTTGAATAGCTGATTTTTAACCCGATTAAAACTCGACATAACCCAATCATTACCGGGGATTCCATTAACATAGCTGTCGCTCGAAACTTTCTGTCTATTCTTCAAAATCTGCCTCATGCTAGACTTATTAGCTATGCTATGTGATTGAGTTCCAAAATTTAACCATACTCCGGCATAGGTCGGGGCCTTAATCAAATGCTTTCTGCCATTGTGAAAACTGATTCTTTCTTTATCTAAATTTTTCACTCCGACAATTAATTTAATATTGTTGTTCTTAAAACTTACACGGCCTTTCAAACCTTTCTTCAAAAATCCGCTATGTGGAATACCCCATTTATTCAGTTTGCCTTTCGCCTGTAATGCGTCACCGAGTGCAGTTTTTTCAGCGTTTTGAAGTAATTTATTTCCACGTTTTAGCGAACTTCTAACTATTTTTTTTCTTAATTTTGGCTCTGTCTTGGCTAAATCTGTGATGTACCTCTCAATACATGAAAGGTCAATATCTACTTGCCATTCGTCTTTTAGAGCCATTTTTATTTAATTTTCCTTATTGCGATGCGATCATATAATCCTTTCCCATTTACATAAAATATGCCTGTTCCCCTTTTTCCATTGATAATGATTGGTCTTGCTAAGTTTGAACTAATATCAATTATTTCAAACTGTTCAGGGCAGTATTTATTAAGAAATGTAATAGGAACTCCCATTACGCCATCGTAATCAGATGGTATTGCTTCTGTCAATGGTATTTCAATAGCATCATAATTATCATACTTTTTGTATATATTTTGATATTTAGGATTTTTTAGTTTTTTATTAAATCTTAAATTATCGTTCATAGTCAGTAACAATAATGGTTTATGTTTTATACCGTGTTCAAGATTAGTAAACCATACTACACCGGGTACTCTAATCATCCCTTCTTTATGATCACTTGCTGTTGCATAATCTGTATAAAATTTGTTAATAAAATGCCCTACCATGCTTTTGAACCCTTTACCAAGCCACATTTTATTGTCTTTAAATAAAGTAAAAACTTCTTTATATGTTATAGCATTCATGTTTCCAATGATTAAAAATTTTTTATCGGTCTCAAATATCCAAGATACAAATTCCCTAAAAAGGCTAAACGGTGGATTAGTGATAATAAAATCGGATTCATCTCTTAAAGCCTTAATTTCTGAACTTCTAAAATCACCATCACCTTTTAAGTATTGCCATTTTGAATTAAGATTTTCTTTAGTAATTACTAAAATTTTTCCATGCGAATTAAAATTTTGTAAGCAATCATTATTCAAATAAATCTGTTTCGTATTTACATAGCAAGTGCTTATTAATTTTTTTAATCCTAACTTTTCAAAATTCTGAGCAAAAAATTTAGTAAAGTTTGACCATTCAGGATCATCACACGGCAACAATATTGTTTTACCTTTGAATACGTTTGGATCGTATTCAAGATAAGCGTCTATCTCCTTTTGTATGTCAGGATATTGTGTGTAGAACTCATCATTTTTTGCCATTTTAGCATTGTTAAGATTTTTATTACCCATAAAAATATTTTTTACAAAAATTTTATTCAATAACATCAATATTTAATTTGAGTGTCAGTACGGAACTATAAAAATAGTCCACATCTGGATCAAAATCTAAATCATGCAGTGACTCAAAAAAAATATTTTTTATCCCTGATGTATCATCATCGTCAAAACTTTGATCTAGCAGACTGTCTACCACCGCATCGGCATCGGCACGATTTCTGGAACTGATAATAATTTTCACTGTGGCCCAGAACAGCGTAGAACTCATATCTAAAGTTCTTGTAAGTTCCACATCTTGCAGATTAAAGCATACAACAGATTGACTGCTTTCATAGTCTGGAACAAAATCACAGAATACTGACACATCACTTCCGACAATTCTTTCAATCCATGATTTTATTGTTGTTCTACTTTCTGCTAACATCTTATGTATTCCTTATGCGTGACGCATCGTCATTCATTATCACTGTTAAAATTATGCTGTCTGCTTTCCAATCCGCAGTAATATTCACAATATCGTATTCATAGCCTTGATATACGACTTTAAATGTATTATTTATATCTTTCAGATAGCGTATTTGCAAAGTCAGCAAATTATTTGCTAGTACAGTGCTGTTCCGTAGCTGTTCCCTAGTCGTTACAGGGCGCACGTTGCACCATACATCATAAGATGTAGTACCATCATGCGATTTAATGGTGATTCTTTCGTTTAACTTTCCGCTTTCCATCTTATGCTTGCGCTATCCTGAATTGATTTAATATA